TTGGTGCCGTCAAAATGAAATTTTCCGGTTAGCAATCCGTTTCTGTTTACAACCCTGTGCGCAGGGATATCGGCATTATTGTGTGATGCATTCATCGCCCAACCAACCATTCTTGCTGATTTTGCCGTCCCTAAATATTTTGCGATGGCGCCATAACTGGTAACCCGGCCATAAGGAATCTGTTTTGCAACTTCATACACTTTTTCAAAAAAATTACCGGATGGTTATCTGAAAACCAGGAAAAAGTAAAAGGCTTTGCACAAGTCCTTGCTGACAAACTTCCAAGTGCAATTCAAAAGACATCCGATTTCTTTATGTCTTTGGCAAATAACCCAATTACAAAATTTCTTGTCTGGATAGTTGATAAGTTGGGAGCTGCAAATATCGCTTTTGGAGCTATTGGACTCTATGTTGGTGGGACTTTAATTTCTGTGTTGGCTTCACTCGCTACGCTAGGGACAGCCCTTGGGTTCACTTTTGCGAGCTCTTCTTTGATGATGATCAATGGATTTAAGGCGTTTGGGCTATTCTCGACGGGAATATTTAAGGGACTTTTATTCAATTTACATGCTCTAAAACTTGCAGCGATTGCTAATCCGATCACTGCAATCGCAATAGGGTTAGCGGCTGCCGGTATTCTTGTCTATCAAAACTGGGACTATGTTAAAACATTATTCCAGGACATTTACAGCTGGATAAATAAAATCATGGGGGCTGGGTTAGATAAACTAAAAAGCATCTTGGGATTTTCTTCGAATTCAGCACCTTCAACTTCAACTTCAAATACATCAGTTCAAAAAATTGCTGGCGCACAGGCCCTTGGTGCTCAGCAGATGGGCCAGAGGTTCGTCGGAAATAACACCGTCCAAAAGTCAGAATCCGAGGTTAGGGTAACTTTCGACAATGCTCCTCGTGGTACAAGGGTTCAAACAGAGAAGGCTGTAAACTCAAATCTTGACCTCTCTATGGGGTATTCGATGGTGACACCATGAGCTGGCGTGATCAATTAAGACCATCATCTTTTAGGGATGTGCCGTTTTACGTAGATGAAGCTGAGTATAAGGGTGGGCGTAGGATAGTTGGATTTGAGTTTCCAAAACTCAGCACTCCAGCCACCGAGGATATGGGTCGAAAACAAAGGACGTACGCAGTTCAAGCCTATGTCCTTGGCGAAGACTACCTTGATGTTAAAAATGCTTTAATCGAAGCCTGTGAAGCCGAAGGGGCCGGGATTTTGGTTCATCCGTATATGGGTGAGCTTAATGTCCAGTGCCAGGAAATAGCTGTTAAGGAATCCATGAAGGAAGGAGGGATCGCCCTCGTTTCCATGAGCTTCATTGAGGCCGGCCAGGAACTTTACCCGGACGCAGCTGCGGATAAATTTTCGGCACTTAATACTTCAAAGCTTGCAGCAATCGCCTCTGTTAAAGATGACTTTAAATCCAAGTATTCAGTGGTCGGGAAGGGCCAGTTATTGATCAATAGTGCTTCTTCAAAAGTGTCCACATGGGCAGACAAAATGGAATCGTCTCTTAAGTCTGTTAAAGGTCGAGCTGATGCGGTCAACGATCTTGGGTACTCGATAAGAAATTTAAAAGCTGATGTCATGGACACGGTTACCCGCCCAGCAACACTTGCAAACATTTTATCAGACTCGATTTCTGGTCTTGGTGCAACCCTTACGCTCGATGATATGGGTGGAGCCCTGGATGCCTATAAATCACTGTATAAAGTCGACAATAGTGAGAGCTACCTTACAAACCCATTAACTGAAACACGCAGGCAAGAGAATACAAACAGTAAGGCCATTGATGACCTTGTTGTAAATGTTGCTATTTTGGAAGCATCTGAGCAGGCAGCGTATGTGAATTATTCCTCATATGAGGACGCATCGGCCATGCAGGAAGAGCTTTTGGAGAATATCGACAAAGTCCTCGAGTCTACGGATAACGATGACGTTTATCTGAATTTTTCCAGTATGCGGGCATTGGTTGTCGATCTCATACCGGCCCAAGATCAGAATCTTCCATCATTGATGAAAGTTTCTCTGACCGGAATGGAGACTTCTCTTTCGCTGGCCTATCGACTTTATGGGAATATTTCAAATGAAGAAGATATCCTGGCCCGAAATAAAATAAAACACCCGGCATTTATTCCTGCTGAAAAGCAGCTCGAGGTGCTGAGTGAATAAAGTAGAGATGTTCGTAAATGGAACGATCTACACTGGCTGGGTATCAGTCAGGATTTCCCGATCTATCTCTGCTGTGGCAGGATCTTTTGAATTAGTGGTGGCCAATAATTGGACATCAAAAAAGAAAGGCTGGATCATCTCGCCTTTAGATGAATGCGTGATTAAGATTGACGGTGAGCCTGTAATTACTGGCTACGTTGATAAAATCTCATCTTCTTTCGATGGATCATCCAGATCGATCACAATCTCCGGAAGAGACAAAACTGCTGACCTCGTTGATTGCTCTTATGTGGGGCCAGCAAGTCTCGATCGAATCACATTATTTACTCTTATTCAGACAGTCATAAAGCCTTTTGGCCTTACTTTTATGTCAGAGGTCTTGCTTGGTACCAAGGTTGAAGACTTTAAGGCCCAGCAAGGTGAGACCGCTTTTGCATTCCTGGAAAGGATCATGAGGCTTCGTGGTCTCCTTTTGTCTTCTGATGTCCATGGCAATCTTGTCGTTTCCCAGATTGGTCTAAAGCGTGCCACATCGGCAATTCACGAAGGGTTCAATGCCCTAAGCTGCTCATTTGATCTCGATGCTACCAACCGATTTTCGGAATATATCGTAAAAGGGCAGTCCGCTGGATCTGAAGAGTGGGAGCCACAGCAAACCAACGAGGTCCAGGAGAAGTACACAGATCCTGAAGTGAAGCGATATCGCCCGACAATTATTGTTGCCGAGGGAAGCGTGGATCCATCCTTGGCCGGTGACCGTGCTGAATGGGAAGGGATAAATCGAGCAGCTAAATCTTCTTCTTTAAAAGTAAAAATCAGAGGTTGGAAAAAGGAAGATGGAACTCTCTGGGTTCCAAACGAGATCGTTAATTTTTAGTCAGAATATTTCGGATTCAAACTGGATCTTCTAATTTCGGCCATAACTTACAGTCAATCCAGTGATGGAGGGACAGAATCCGAGCTCACCCTGGAAAGAAAAGATGCTTATCAAAAAGTGAACTCAAAGATTCCTTCGAAATCAAGAGACATCTGGAAGGAGTTAAGCCCATGACGATAAATGATGTAATCAAAATTATCGATCCAGTCAGAAGAAGAATTATGAATATTATTTCTCGTGGAATCAACCGTGGAGTTGACGACACGAAAGGTATTCAGCGTATGAAATCCTCTCTTTTCTCAGATGAGATCCATGATCGAATGGAAAGATTCCAGGAATACGGCTTCACTTCCGTCCCTAAAGTAGGAGCAGAAGCAATTGCGATATTCCATTCAGGTAACCGTGAGCATGGGATCATAATTGCCGTTGACGACCGAAGATTTCGATTAAAAAACCTTCAGGAAGGTGAAGTCGCAATTTATACGGATGAGGGCGATAAAATTCATTTCAAGCGTGACAAGAAAATTGATATCGAGACATCTGAGCTCACTATCAATGCCACAGCAAAAGTAATCGTAAACACCCAAGAAGCCACAGTCACGGCAAATACCACTACAGTAACTTCTCCGGAGGTGACTGTGATCTCTGCCACCAAAGTTACGATGACGACTCCACTCCTGGAAGTTTCAGGACTTGTTACATGTGCAGGGCTCGCTTCCGGAGGAGCTGCACCGGCACCAGGTAAAGTTGTTGTTCAAGGAAAAATCGAGACGACTGGAGATATTGAGTCTGCGGGAAATGTTAAAGACACTGCGGGAACGATGGCGGCCATCAGGACTACTTACAATGCTCACCAACATGGGTCGAGTCCAAACCCAACTCCAACGATGTAAGGCGAATTATGATTGACGTTAAAATTATAAGAAATTCAAGCACAAACGAATTCGATATTGAGATTTCTGAAGGGGATCTCCTGGCCGAAGATGGTTTAGAGACTGCCATTCTCATTTCTATTTTTACTGATCAAAGAGTGGATGGAGAGAGAGGGTGCTGGATTGATGCCATCGATGGTGACAATTGGGGCTCTAAAGTCTGGACACTCATGAGAGAAAAGCTGACCGAAGAGACTAGAACCAAGTTCAATTCTTACATCAAAGATTCTCTTAAATGGCTGACTGAAGATCGAGTCGCAAAGTCAATTACTGTCACCTCTGAAATTGTACCTCCAGAAT